GAGCTGTGGGTGTTCGGGGAGCATGTCACCAACGGCATGGCGCTGGAGATCGAAAGGGCGGAACGCCGCCTGATTCCCATACGGTATTTTACAGAAGAATTTAAGGAGGTAAACAAAGATGACCACAACAACTGAAATCCGGAATCCCATTAAAATCGCGGTTTGCAACCGTAAAACGGACCGTAAATACAAAAACCTGGAACTGGAATGGTCAACTCTGAAAGAACGGAACCAGCACCCGATCCGCACATCGGAAACTGTTGAGGAATACCCGAAGCTGTCCAAGGCTCGTCGTGATGAGGCAAAGGACCAGGGCGGGTTTGTCGGCGGTTGGCTGAAAGGCGGGATCCGGAAAAACGGCAATGTTCTCAGCCGCATCGTTGGCGTACTGGATGCTGACTGCATCCCCGCCGACACGGATTTCATTGGACAGGTGAAGGAAACGCTTGCAGAAAAGGAATACTTCATCTACTCCACCCACAGCCATACACCGGAAACGCAGCGCTACCGCGTCGCGATTCTGCTGGACCGTGAGGTGTCCGAAGACGAATACCCTGCGCTGATGCGCATGATCGCCAAACAGATCGGCATGGACTATTTCGATGACAGCACCTATCAGGCCAACCGTATGATGTACTGGGCCTCCTGCCCGACGAACGGCACCTTCGTGTTCGAGGAGTATGCCGGTGAGCCGCTGTCTGCAGACGAGTATCTGGGTATGTACCAGGACTGGAAGGATGTCACCCAGTGGCCGACGTCCTCCCGCCAGTCTGAGGCCATCCGCCGCATCGTCTCCCAGCAGCAGGACCCCCTGACTAAGGAGGGCTTGGTTGGTGTATTCTGCCGCACCTATTCCCCCATTGAGGTCGCTATCGATGCATTCCTCAAGGAGATCTACGCACCCTCCGCCATGATCGGACGCTATGACTACGTGCCCGCGGACAGCACCGCCGGTGTGGTGATCTACGACGACAAATTCATCTACAGCCATCACGCGACCGATCCGGCCTGCGAAAAGCTGCTCAACGCCTTTGATCTGGTGCGTGTGCACAAATTCGGTAATCTCCTGGGAAATGACAGCTTCAAAGCCATGAGCGAGTTTGTTTTGACGCTGGAAGCGGTCAGACGCCAGTTGGACGCCGAACGCCGGGAGCAGGCATCAATGGAGTTCAACACGGATGGGGATGACCGCGCCTGGACCGGCCAATTGCGGTATATGCCCCGCAGCAAGGTGCTGGAAAACAGCGTCTGGAACGAAATGCTGATCCTGAACAACGATCCCGACTTCGCCGGCTTTGCCTATAACGAGCTGGCCAACCGTGTGCAGGTCACCGGGCAAATGCCCTGGGAACGCCCGGCAGACAACAAGTTCTGGCGTGATGCGGATACAGCGCAGATGAAAGCGTTGCTGGACGTGCGCTACGTAACCTTCAGCAGCCGCAACCATGAGGTGTGCTTCACCAAAGCCGCCGACGATCGGCGTTTCCACCCGATTCGGGATTACCTTGACGCGCTCCCAGCATGGGACGGGGAAAAACGCATTGAAGCGCTGTTCATCCGCTGCCTGCAGGCTGACGATACCGAGTACGTTCGCACCGTCAGCCGGAAGACCTTTGCGGCGGCTGTAGCCCGGATCTACCATCCCGGCATCAAGTTCGACTGCGTTCCCGTGTTCGACGGTGCGCAGGGCATTGGCAAAAGCACCTTGTTCAAAGATCTCGTGGGCGACGAGTTCTATTCGGAAACCCTGTCGCTGACCGATATGGACGACAAGTCTGGCGCTGAAAAACTCCAGGGTTTCTGGATCGTGGAGATCGGCGAACTCGCCGGCATGAAAAAGGCTGACATCGAAAAGGTCAAAGCCTTTCTCTCCACCTCGGACGACAAGTACCGTCCCAGCTACGGGAAAACAGTCGAAAGCCATCCGCGCCAATCCATCATCATCGCCACAGTCAACGGTGAGCGCGGATATCTGCGTGACATCACCGGCAATCGCCGCTTCTGGGTCATCAAGTGCCGGCAGTCGGAACAGGGAAAGCGCTGGCAGTTCACCCCGGAAGAGCGCGATCAGATTTGGGCCGAAGCAAAACAGCTCTGGGAAAACGGCGAGACACTGTACCTGGAGGGCGATATGATCCGTGCCGCCGAGGATGCGCAGCGTGATGCCATGGAAATGGATGAGCGCCAGGGCATGGTTGAGGAATACCTGAACACGCCGCTCCCCGACACTTGGGACACCATGGATCTGTATCAGCGTAGGAATTACACCTCCGATAAAAGTGATCCCACCAGACCGGTGGGCAATACCATCCGCTCAGAGGTCTCCAACGCCGAAATCTGGTGCGAGTGCCTCGGACGTAATATGGCGGAGCTGAAAACAGCAGACAGCTACCAAATTGCAACTCTCATGTCAAAGGTTGAGGGCTGGGAGCGTACCAAGGACATGAAACGACTGTCCCTTTACGGGCGGCAGCGGCTATACCGCCGGACTTGTTCTGACAAGTAAATCCAAGGCCAATAAGGCTTTGTAAGGTGCGTGGCAACAAATGAACAACACATTCCCCTTATATTCATAATGGCTTCTACACAAGGGGAAATAGGTTCCATAACCCGCGATAGGAATATAAGGGAATGGTTGTTCATTTGTGTCACCTGTTCCAAAAATATGGAGGGTAAAAATGCAAGCAGAAATGATAAAACCCGATGTTTCTGAGGTTTATATCGCAAGGTGTTACAAGAAATTAAAGGAAATGGACGCACCTCTTGATGGGTGGCACTGCAACGGCGTTACTGATCTGGCGGATGAGGAAGATGTGGAGTGCATCGCCTATGCCACCTGTGAACTCTGTGGCTGCAGTCAGGTGCGGTATGTTCATCACATGGAACATGAAGCGTTTGATGGAAAGCTTGATGTGGGGTGCATATGCGCCGGTGTTATGGAGGGCGACATCATCAAGGCAAAGGAGCGTGAGAGGCTTATCGAAAACCGGTATTGGCGTAAACAGACATTCATCCACAAAGGGTGGACACGTAATGGTCAGATGTACGTGCGCCATTATCATTATCAAATCTACAGGATCTATATGGCCGACAGTGAACCACCGCATTATGGTGTGGACTACAAAGGCAAGTGCCGCTGGATCTGCCAAGGGAAGCCCATGTACAGTTTCGCACAGGCTGCTGCCGCGCTCTTTCACACCATTGATCCACCGGTGGAGGTGTGAAGCGTGAGAGAAAAAACACTCGAGCAGAAACTGAAAACAGCAGTGGGAGACATAGGCGGCCTGGCGCTGAAGTTTATCAGCCCGGGGTTGGATGGGGTGCCAGACCGCCTCATCCTCCTCCCCGGCGGGCGGATGGCCTTTGCCGAGGTGAAAGCACCGGGGAAGCAACTTCGGCCGCTGCAGATAAAGCGGAAACGGCAATTGGAGTCATTAGGGTTTCAGGTATACGTGATTGATAACCCAGAACAGATCGGAGGTGTGCTGGATGCAATACAAGCCCCATGAGTACCAGACCTACGCGACCGAGTTCATCCTGGCGCATCCCGTCGCCGCCATATTGTTATCCATGGGTCTTGGCAAAAGCGTCATCACGCTGACCGCGCTGTTCGATCTCTGTCTGGACAGTTTCGAGATTGGCCGGGTGCTGATTATTGCGCCCTTGCGTGTCGCCAGGTCGACCTGGCCCGAGGAGATCCGGAAATGGGATCATCTGCGGGGCCTGACCTACAGCGTAGCAGTCGGTTCGGAGGCCGAACGGAAGTCAGCACTGCGGCAATCTGTCAGCCTGCACATCATCAACCGGGAGAATGTGCAATGGCTGGTCGAGCAGAGCGGACTGCCGTTTGACTACGACATGATTGTCGTCGACGAGCTGTCGTCCTTCAAATCCTACCAGGCGAAGCGCTTCCGCAGCCTGATGAAGGTTCGGCCAACAATAAAGCGGATCGTAGGTCTGACCGGTACTCCCTCCGCCAACGGCCTGATGGATCTTTGGGCAGAGTTCCGGCTGCTCGACCTAGGCAAGCGTCTGGGGCGGTTCATCACCCACTACCGGGATGAATTCTTCTTACCGGACAAACGCAACAGGCAGCAGATCTTCACTTACAAACCGAAGCCTGGCGCTGAAGATGAGATCTACCGGCGGATTACCGACATTACGATCTCCATGAAGAGTACTGATTTTCTCCACATGCAGGAGTGTGTCATGAACGAGGTGATCGTTGAGTTTTCCCCCACCGAACAGGAGGTCTACGCACGGATGAAACAGGATCTGATCGTGCAGCTTAGGGATGGTGAGATCGACGCCGTCAACGCAGCGGCGCTGTCCGGCAAACTCTGCCAGATGGCCAATGGCGCCGTATACGGGGAAGATCATCAAGCGGTTGCCTTTCATGACCGAAAACTGGATGCGCTGGAGGACCTACTCGAAGCTGCAAACGGCAATCCCGTACTCATCGCCTATTGGTTCCGGCATGACCTGGATCGGATCCGTAATTGGTTTACAGTTCGGGAGATCCAAACTGGCAAGGACATCGCCGACTGGAACGCTGGAAAGATCCCCGTTGCTGTGATCCACCCCGCCTCCGCCGGGCATGGGCTCAATTTGCAGGCAGGCGGTTCGACACTCATCTGGTTTGGGCTGACCTGGTCGCTGGAGCTCTATCAGCAAACCAATGCCCGCCTTTGGCGACAAGGGCAGCAGAATACCGTCGTCATTCACCATATCATCACGAAAGGAACGATTGATGAGCAGATTATGAAAGCGCTGCAGCGCAAGGACAAAACCCAGGCTGCCTTGATCGACGCGGTAAAGGCCAATCTGGAGGTGGTAGGGTGAGCGAATCGACCATACACAACTGGCAGGAGTTGGCGAATGCCATCATCCTGCGCGCTGTCGAGGATTATCGTAATGCGTATTGCCGGAATCGCTTGCGTCCCCATCAGGCTGAAACCCTGCGGGAGATCCGCAGCATCGAGCAGTTCTTCTGTTCTGCGTGGTTTGAGGTGCTATGCACCCTCGATGGCCGAAAACTCTTGCGTGATCTGAATAAACAAATGGAGGACACCTTATGAGCCCAAAAGAATACCTTTCCCAGGCACGTTGGCTGGATATGCGCATCAACAGCAAGCTACTTCAGGTAGAGTCCCTGCACAGCCTCGCCACCAAAGCCACATCCACATTGAGCGACGCTCCGCACAGCGGAAACCGGAATATCCGTAGGATGGAGGATATCATCCATAAAATCGTCGCGCTGGAAAACGAAATCAATGGGGATATCGACCGGCTGGTGGACCTGAAGCGCGATATTACAGAGTGTATCCAATCCGTCGAAATCATGGAACACCAGAGCCTGCTGGAAAAGCGTTACCTGTGCCTGATGACCTGGGAGCAGATCGCGGCAGAGACTGGCTGCAGCGTGCGCAATATCCACCTGATGCACGGGGAAGCGCTGAAAAAAGTGATCATTCCCGAAAATTTGCATTGAATTTCACTGTTTTACACCCCCATCGGTGTGTTATGGTAAGATCAGCAGAATAGACAAAGGGGCGTCCGTGGAGAAATCCATTGGCGCTCTTTCCTCATCTTCCCTATTATCTTGCTTACTATCCTGTACATTGTCAGGGTGCATTTCAAAGACGAGGTTCACATCATGCAGACAACCGAGCGCTTTGCCAAGGTGGATATCAACACACTCATCCCGAACGCCCGGAATGCCCGTACCCACAGCATGGAACAGATCCTGCAGCTGCGTGCCTCCCTACGAGAGTTCGGGTTTGTCAATCCCATCATCGTAGACAAGGATCTGAACATAATCGCCGGGCATGGCAGAGTGCTCGCCGCCAAGGCAGAGGGTGTGGCCGAGGTTCCCTGCGTATTCGCAGAGCATCTGACCGCTGCGCAGAAGCGGGCTTACATCCTCGCCGATAACAAACTCGCTCTGAACGCTGGCTGGGACGAGGAACTGCTCACCCTGGAGTTTGGTGAACTGAAGGATCTCGGTTTCGACCTGGAGCTCACGGGCTTCGGTCCGGATGAGATCGACAAGCTGTTCGCATCTGATGGTGGCGAAGTACAGGATGACGATTTCGATCTGACCGCCGCACTGGAGCAGGCGTCGTTCGTAATGCCCGGGGATGTATGGACACTCGGCCGGCATCGGCTGATCTGTGGAGACGCCACTGACGCGGATACCGTGAAGAAGCTCATGGATGGGCGTCAAGCAAACCTGGTTTTGACCGATCCGCCGTACAATGTATCCTTCGAATCCTCCAGCGGGTTGAAGATCAAGAACGACAGCCAGAGCGCGGAGCAATTCTATAGCTTCCTGCTTTCGGCGTTTTTACGGTTCTATGAGAATCTGGCCGACGGCGGCGCGTTCTACTGCTTCCATTCGGACTCCGAAAAGGTGAACTTCTTCCGCGCCTGTGTGGACGCTGGGTTCCATTACTCTACCACCTGCGTCTGGGTGAAGAACGCGCTGGTGCTGGGGCGCGGCGATTACCAGCAGATGCATGAACCGGTGCTGTACGCGTTCAAGGATACCGCGAAACACAAATGGTACTCTGATCGGAAACAGACCACGATCTGGAACTTCGACAAGCCCAAGAAAAACGCTGACCACCCGACCAGCAAACCGCTGGATCTGTTTGCCTACCCAATCCGCAATAGCAGCCAGGCTAACGCCATCGTGCTGGACACCTTCGGTGGATCCGGCAGCACGCTCATCGCCTGCGAACAGCTGGACCGCACGTGCTATATGCTGGAGCTCGATGAGAAGTACGCAAGTGTGATCCTGCGAAGGTACGCTCAGGTGAAAGGCAACAATGGTGACGACATCACCTGCGAGCGGGATGGTAAAATGCTGCATTACGCCGATCTCGTTAAAGAAGTGGCGGCGACAGCATAAACTACTTGATTATTCCTCTGAGTCGAGCCAATATGTCACTTAGCAAAGGGAAACCCTTGTGAAATCAGTGTTTACGGAGGAAAACGCAATGGCTCATAATCAATTTCCAACACCCGAGCAGGTTGAGCAGGTGCAGCGCCAATATCCGAAAGGCAGCCGGATTGAGCTCGTTTGGATGGACGATCCCCAAGCCCCGCCCATTGGCACCAAGGGCACAGTCGTCGGAGTCGACGATATCGCGTCGTTGATGGTCGCCTGGGACAACGGAAGCCATTTGAACGTTGCCTATGGTGAGGACATCGTCCGGCGTATACCAATGATGAGTGATACCGTAAAGAAGCAGGCACTCGCTATACGCAAAACAGGGCTGACCAATATGCTGGATACGGCCGCGGTGCAGCGGCTGGCATTCGACCGTGGGTACTACGAACTGGTTGATTTCATCCGAACCGATCAGAAGCGGTACGTTACTTTCATCATGACAGGAAAAGCGGAATAACGATCCTGGGATCTCTTGGACTTCCAAACGGGGGTCCTTTCTCGTTATCACCGAAAGGATGATGTGCATGTGGAACGACCCATCTCCCCGTCAGCGGTATCTACAGAAGCTCGTACAGATGGAAGCGGAGTACAAGACCGCCACGGGTTTTCGCAAGAAGGACCTGCGCAAAGGCATTCAACGGATGATCCGAGAACTGCGGATATACGACCATTATACCAACCGAGATGGGTGGATACGATAACCATTGTACCTAAAAGGAGTGCCTTCCCCGCAAGATCTAACGGAGGAGCCACTCCCGAAAGGGGCTATATACGCACAGTGTATCACGATCCATGAAATATGCAAGGACTGCATAATTCACAAATGATTTTAAGGATAAAGAAAACGAAATAACGCTGCTGATTGAAAGGGGATGATCACCATAGCTAAGGGTAAATATGAAAAGTGGCTGGATGCTGATGGCTTGATCCTCCTCCAGGGTTGGGCACGGGATGGGCTCACAGATGAGCAGATCGCTCACAATGTTGGCATCAGTACTGTTACACTGTATGACTGGAAGAAGAAATTCTCAAAGATTTCTAACGCCCTAAAAAAGGGTAAAGAAGTCGTGGACTTCGCTGTTGAGAACGCTTTGCTCAAAAAAGCGCTGGCAGGAGACGTTACTGCCATGATCTTCTGGCTCAAGAACCGCCGCCGTGACAAGTGGCGCGACCGGTACGACATGCGTACGAATGAACCCGAGCTGCGGAAGGTCGAAGCGCTCATGGAAGGCCTGGATAAACTAGCAGAAGAAGGCGCTGATGACTAAAGCTCCCTGCTTTGTTTACCAAACCAGCGCCATGAGCGCATCTACCTTATCCTGCGCAGTCGTCTGCGTATAAAGGTTTGTGGTCAGGATGCTCTCGTGCCCCAGGATCTGCTGGATGGTCGTCATGGCGACTCCACTCTTGATGAGTTGATATGCAAGACTATGGCGCAGCATATGCGGCGTGACCTTGATGCC